ACGGCTGCCGTATCGCTCAACATCAAGCAGGCGGCCACCCTCATTAACGCGCTGACCGATGCAATCGGCGGACCCTACTAAAGCTGACTAAAAGGATTACAACAGGTACACAATGGCTAAAGTTAACAAAACGCTTCCGGTCGCTACCGCCGTGTTCCCCAAGCTGAACAAGGTGGACGTTTATCAGCCCAAGAACGCGAAGGGCCAACCATCCGGCCCGGAGAAGCGCACTTGGAATACTCGACTGAAGTTCAACGACGAAGACCACCGCGAAGTTGATGCGTGGCTGAAGAAGCTGGCGAAGGACGCTGGCCTGAAGTCCGTAGCTAACTGGCCGTGGAAGAAAGACAAGAAGACCGGCGAAATCACGCTCTCGGTCTCTTCCGGTGAAGAGTACAAGCCCGGGCTCTATGACGCCAAGAACCAGCCGCTCCCCGAGGGCGTGGTCATCGGCGGCGGCTCCCAGCTCAAGACCAACGTGAGCCCCTTCGTTTACGAGGGTCTCGGTGGCGGCATCAAGCTCTACCTCAATGCGGTTCAGGTTGTGAAACTTGAGCGTGGCGGTGGCAGCGGTGTCAGCCCGTTCGAGGAGGAAGAGGACGGCTTCGTAGCTGAACCGGCTGCGGCCAAGTCTCCCTTCAATGCCGACGAAGCCACAGACGACGAGGAGGCGTTCTAATGCCGATCGAATACGGAATAACAGCCGTGCTCTTCGCTGGCGCGCTCTGGATTATCGTCAACGCTTGGGCTGGCATACGGTGAGTACGAAGCCTGCGCTGTCGCGTAGGTACAGGTCCGGCCTCGAAGAGAAGCTGGCTAAACAGCTAGACGAAGCGGGCGTGGAATACGAGTACGAGAGCACCAAAATCCCGTACACGGTTCCCGCTCGCGAAGCGAAGTACATCCCCGATTTTCCTATACCGGGGACGAACATCTTAATCGAAGCCAAAGGCCATTGGGGCGGCGGGCGGTTCGGGGGCATCAAGCAAGCCTCCGCAGAGCAGCGGCAGAAAATGCTGCTTCTCAAAGAGCAACACCCGCACCTCGACATCCGCGTCGTTTACGAACGCGCAAGTACCAAAATCTACCCCGGCTCTCCTACCAGCAACGCGAAGTGGGCTGAAACCCACGGCTTCATGTGGGCTGATAAAGGGACTGTCCCTGAGAGCTGGCTAACCGAAATCAAACAGCAGCAACGGAAAAGGAAGAAAGCATGACGCACGCACAGCTAGTGAAGTCGATCAACCTGAGCCCCCAGCAGAAGACCATCCTGAACCACTTGCTGTCTGGGCGTAGCATCTCGAACATGGAGAGCCTGATCGTCTACAACATCTCGCGCTTGTCGGATGTAATTCTGAACCTTCGGCGCAAGGGCTTCGCGGTCCACACCGATGTTCGGCAGGACAACGCTGGCCACAAGTACAGCCGCTACTCACTGGTGGCTTAATGGCATGGACCCACGGGCCGTGCGAGAAGTGTGGATCGAGCGATGCTCTGGGCCGTGTTGAAGACGGCTCAGGGTATTGCTTCTCATGCGAGACCTACTTCAAAGCGGACGGCAGCGAAGCTGAGCCTGAGACAGGTGACTGGCTTCGTGGCGACTACCTACCCATGACATCCCGAGGGCTGGAAGAGGACACCCTCCGAAAGGCAGGTTATCAGTACGACCGCGCAGCTAAGCTGCACATCATGAACGTGCGGGACAAGAGCGGTAAACTGATCGGACAGAAGACACGCACACAGAACAAGGAGTTCTCATGGAGAGGGGATTGCAAGAAGGACCCGCCGATCTACTTATCATGGCTTTGGCCAGCTACAGGCCGCTCTGTGATATTGACCGAGGGCGAGATAGATTGCTTGAGCTACTGGCAAGCTTGGGGACTGAAATATCCTGTCGGCTCCTTGCCCAACGGTACGGGGTCAGTAAGGAAAGCGATACTGAAACATTACGAGCAATTATGCTCATTTCAGAACATCTATCTAAGCTTCGACGCTGACGAGCCCGGAAAGAAAGCCCTAGAGCTAGCCTGCCAGCTATTGCCGGTGGGCAAGGTAAAAATCATTCGGCTACCGGAGGACTGCAAAGATGCCAACGAAGCCCTGCTCAAACACGGACCACAAGCTCTTGTGCGAGCTTATTACGACGCAACTGATTTTCGGCCTGATGGTATCCGAGAAGGCCGAGAGTTTACGAAAGAGAAACTTAAGCGAAAGCGACGTGCGGGCTTTGGCCTCCCTTGGCCTGAGCTTGACCGAATGTGGATGGGGTTGAGGGATGGAGAAGTCACAACAATCTGTGCCGGAAGCGGCATCGGCAAAACAACTATTGCCCGAGACATCGCTTACCACCTTCGTACCGAACACAAACTCAAAATCGGAAACATCTATCTTGAAGAGGACAACGATACCAGTGTGTCCGCTTACGTCGCACTACATCAGGGTGTTCCCCTAAAGAACGTCTTAGCTAATCCCGAATGCATCAGCGATGAGGACTGGGACGCGGCGCTGGCCGCAGTGGTCTGGGACGGGATGCTCTTCTATGACCATTTCGGGAGCCTTGAGAGCGACCGGCTCTTGACCATGATGCGCTTCATGGCTGCGAGCGGCTGCCGGTTCATTGTGCTTGATCATATCAGCATCGTGCACAGTGGCACCGAGAGCCTGGACGAGCGCAAGGACATCGACATCCTCATGACCAAGCTAGCTAGCTTCGTCAAGGAGACGGGTGTGGGCGTCGTTGCCGTTGTCCATCTGAAGCGCGGCAAGGACTACAACGAAGGGGCCTCGATCAGCCTGACGGACATGCGGGGCTCCGCGAGCATTGAACAGCTATCGTTCAACGTGCTGGGGGTCGAACGTGACCAACAGGACAAGGACCAGAAGCTGTTCGCGCAATTGCGTTCACTCAAATGCCGCATCACCGGAGAGACCGGCGAAGCGGACAGGCTCAAATGGAATATCCAGAGAGGGTGCTATGAACTTGCAGGACCAAGCGACTTTGAACCGGAAGAAGGGGACGACGATGCGCCTTTCTAATGCGATTGATTGGCCGCACGTCGAAACCGACAGGGCTGCGTGGGCGCAGTGGGCCGGTATCACACTTGCGAACGCAGCTAACTGGCACGGCGCGCAGGCTGCGAAGGCGTATCGCCGTAGGGATTTGGTTACTTATCTGCGCCATGTGCGCATTGCTGACAAACTGTGGAGGAGTATCAAGTGAACTGGTTCATACCATCAGACTACCTGTTCGCCACACGGCAGGTTCTCCTCGTGTGTATCACGCTGACCATCTGGCCGATGGAAATCGTCTTCGACAGCATCGAAAACGAACTGTTGGCGCGGGGGCATCATCTGCGGAGTGACATGTGAGCAGACTGCTATTCGACATTGAAACGGACGGCCTGCTCCACGACGCTACCCAGATACACTGCATCGGCATCGTCAACATAGACACCGGCGCGGAATATAGCTTCGCGCAGGAGCGTGTTTACGAAGGTGTAAGCACGCTTGAGGTCGCCGACGAAATCATCGGCCACAACATCCTTCGGTTCGACATTCCCGTACTGAAGAAGCTGGCTAACTTCCAGCCAAAGGCGGGCCAGAAGGTCACTGATACGCTGGTCGTATCGCGGCTGAAGTATCCAGCCCTCAAGGCCGACGACGCTCTCCGCACCGACCTTCCCTCTGAGTACACGGGGAGCCACTCGCTGGGGGCGTGGGGCCATAGGCTGGGGCAGCACAAAGGCGACTACGCGCAGCTAAAGCGCGTGGAAGCTGTCAAACTGGGCTTCACTGATGAGCGCGCTATCCAGAAGTTCATCTGGGGCACGTTCTCGCAGGAGATGCTTGACTACATGATGCAGGACGTTCGCGTTAACTTCCTGCTGTTCAAGAAGCTCAATCCCGACGCCTACTCACAGAAGGCCGTCGAGCTAGAGCACCGCATAGCTAAGGTTTGCGATGCTATCGAGGAGGCTGGCTTCCCTTTTGACATGAGGGCTGCCGGTGAACTCCACGTCCAACTACTGGAAAAGCAGCACGCGCTAGAACAACGCCTCAAGGCCGAGTTCGGTTCGTGGGAGCAACCGATCAGCCCTGACCCAGCTAAGGCGTGGTTCGTCCCCAAGAAGGACGATGCCAAGCGTGGCTACAAGAAAGGCGTGGGCTTTGTGAGGATGAAGACCGTGGAGTTCAACCCCGGCTCACGTCAGCACATCGCCAAGGTTTTGCAGGACCGGGGATGGAAGCCCACCAAGTTCACGGCGGGCGGAAGTCCACTGCTGGACGAAGAGACCATCGAGGGAGCTGTAGCTAAGTATCCTGAGTTAGCTGGCGTCGGTGAGTACCTGATGCTGGGCAAACGACTATCCCAACTAACCGGCTCGAAGCAGAGCCTCATGGCAGCGGTGAAAGATGACGGACGTATTCACGGCTCTATTAATCCGATGGGCACAATCACAGGCAGGGCAAGCCATTACGCCCCCAACCTCGCCCAAGTCCCAAGCGCCAAGAAGCCCTACGGCTCCGACTTCCGAGAGCTGTTCAAGATGCCAGCGGGTTGGAAGCTCGTGGGTGCAGACATGCAAGGGTTGGAGCTTAGAGGGCTAGCTCACTATCTCAGCTATTTTGACGGAGGCGCGTATGGAAAGCAGCTACTGGAAGGCGACCCGCATTGGGCCACGGTTATTGCGCTCGGTCTTGCGCCAGAGGGAACAGTTCGCGACAAACACAACCAACTCCACACCATCCTGCGAGAAGACTGCGCCAAGCGATTTGTCTACGCCACCGTCTACGGAGCCGGGGCCGCGAAAGCTGGCACTGTCATTCACGAAGCTCTCTTGAATGCCCGCAACAATGCTGGCCAAGAGGGTACCGATGTGTACTGCAAATTCTTTGGTGACGAACTGGCACCATCGGACGGCAGGCTAAAGTACGTTGGTGACAACGCCCGCAAGCGGTTCTCCGCAGGCATCGAGGGCTACGGGGCGTTGCAGTCCCAGCTAGCCGAGCGTGTAGTTAAGCGCGGTAGGGTGAAGGGCCTCGATGGGCGCTTAATCCCACTCCGCAAAGAGCACGCAGCACTCAACACACTGATCCAAAGCAGCGGCGCAATCCTCTGCAAGCAGTGGGGGGCGGACGCCTTTGAAAGCCTATCCGCTGATCTGACGCACGGCGAAGATTTCTTCTTCTGTGCATGGGTCCACGACGAATACCAAGTGGCCTGCCGTGCAGAGTTAGCCGATGCGGTCGGTAATACGCTTGTCGGCTGCGCTCAGCGGGCAGGCATCCCCTACGACTTCAGGATCAGATTAGACAGCGAGTACAGCGTAGCTGATAGCTGGGCGGGGACGCATTGATGGAGCATCACATGGACTATGAAGAGCACAAGGTCATTTATCTTGAGCCGCGTTGTCGCGATTGCGACAGGTTCGCTGAGGACCGCTCGTGGTGTCAGGACGACGTATGGAGCGGGTGCGAAGACTGCGGCAAGAAGCCCGCGCGCTATGTCCTCGATACGAACGCATGACCCTACGATCCTTACTGCAATCTATCTACGAGAGGCCCCTAGCAATCCAGAGCAACGCAGCCCGCACCGAGGCAGCACTGGTAGCTATGGCGGCCTCTCTTGGCCTTATCACCACACAAATCAGCCCACACCAGTTCGGTCGCGATTGGCGCATCACGAACAAGGGGCTCCTACTGCTTAACGAGGAACCGGACGATGATTGAACTGCAAGACTATTTTGTTTTGACCAGAGCCGATGCGACGGCGCTGCTGGCTGAGATTGATGCGGCAGTCGAAAAGGCTCGCCAAGCTAGCTACGACGCTGGTTTCGAGGACGGTGAGTACGGTGGCTACAACGATGGCTACAACCACGGCTTCGCAGAGGGTGAGACCCAAGGCTATAGCGATGGCGTAGCTGACGGCTACGACGATGGCTACGCAGATGGCTCGAAGGAAGACCGCGCACCCGAGGCTCCCCTTCCAGCCGCTTACGACAGCACGTATATCGGCTCCAAAGACAGCACCATTAGCTAATGGACGGGCTGCACGAGTACCACGGTGACTTCGACCTCACCGTGACCGATGGCAACCGTGGGCCGGTCCTGCGCTTCCTTCGGGATAGCGAAATCATCACAGAGATACACCTGAGCCCCACCGGAGCCGAGAGGCTTGGGCGGGAGCTGCTTGAGAGGAGCCATGCCAGCACTTCTGATCGACGCGGACGAGTACCTGTTCAAGGCGTGCGCGTCAGTTGAGACCGACATTCGATGGGACGACTATAACCA